GCCGTATTTAATTCCCAGATACGCCAATGCATCTCCAAGTGCAGTAATGCCCAGACCTGTGCGGCGACCAGCGATTGCAACTCGCTTGATTTCATTCCACAACGTAAGTTCAACATATTTTACATCGTCTGGTTCGGGATCTGACTCGATCTTTTTGATAATTTTGTCAACGGCTTCTAGTTCAAGATCGATCAAATCATCCATCAGTTTTTGTGCGATTTGAACTGCAGCGACAAACCGCGTATAATCAAATTTGGCACGATCAGTAAAAGGATCATTAACAAAATTGGCAAGATTAACAAGCAAAAGCCTACAAGAATCATATGGAGAAAGACAAATCTCGCCGCAAGGATTCGTAGATGAAGACAAAAAACCTGCATCAGTGTACATATCAGCAGGGCCACGACGATGAACTGTGTCCCAAAATAGCAGTCCAGGTTCTGCTGATTCATGTGCAGCAGAAATAATTTCATGCCAGAGTTCTTTAGCGTCAACCCACTCTGTGACACTATGCTTAGCATTTGGGTCAACAGGAAAACGAAGTTGAACTGAATCTTCATTTTTAACAGCATTCATGAATTCATCCGTTAGACGAATCGAAATGTTCGCGCCAGTAACTCTTGTCTTGTCACGCTTTATATTTATGAACGTTCGTATTTCTGGATGGTGTACGGAAATAGTAAGCATCAACGCTCCCCTACGCCCGCCTTGTGCGATGCCACGAGTTGTTGTGCTAAATTGATCCATGAACACGCCAATGCCGTCCGTTGTTCGAGCAGCATTTGCAGTTTCAACACCTTTGGGTCTAATCGTTGATATATCAAACCCAACGCCGCCGCGGCGCTTCATGATCTGAGCCAGTTGCTCAGTAGTTTTAAAGATTCCGCCTATTGAATCATATGGCGACTCAATAACAAAACAATTCGACAATGATTGATATTGGAATGGATTACCAATTGCTGACATTGGCGATCCTTGTGGAACAATATCCCAATTTGAAAATGAATTATAGATCTCCTCATATGTCAATGCATTGGGGTAATTTTGCTCGATGCGTGCAAACTCTTTTGCAAGTCGAGAATGCATGTCAGATGGTGATTTTTCATACCAATTTCCACTGAGATCTTGAAGAGCATACTTTCCAGCAAAAACTTCTGCCGCCAGAACATCTCCCTTAAAATAGTCTACAGAAGCTTCTTTAATATCTTGATATGTAAATTTTTTCATGAATCTCTTGTTGAATAAATGGGCCTGATTAGCTTAAAAAAGCAAATTTCCGTGTTTCAGGGTAGACATAACTATCTTGACTATTCTGCCTCGGGAGGACTAGTTTTTTTCAAATGTTCGCCGATGATATGATCATTTTTTAGTTCTGTCCACTTTTGCCTCAGAGAACGCTTAACTTCATCTTCGTCTTTTTTCATTACGCTGTCAAGGTCACCAGCACCGCCAATAATTTCAAAACTGCTTCTGGCAGTATCAATTTTTACTGGATATACTAGACCGTCACGGCCGGCACGATTCTTTGCAACATAGAGTCGACCAAACCCAGTCGATTTTTCATGTGACTTTCTTGATACAGTTAGAACAACGTCAGCAACCATTGCTTTTCCGTATGCTTCACTCATATTATTCAAGTCAACAATGTCGCTTGAAGCACCTTCTTTGTTCGATTGTGAAGCAGTCCAGACTGGCAATTTCTTTTCAGTTGCAAATCCACGAAGTTCTTCATAAATCAATTTGAGTTCATGACGTAGCGAATCATATTGTCTAGTTGAACGCATAATGTCAGCATAGTCAATTATGATAAGCCCAGGTGTAAATCCTTTTACATCAAGCCTTTCAATATGAGAACGAAGAGTATAAACGCTTGCAGTGTTTGTTGGGAACTCCTTAATGATCAAGCGACCCAACTTCATTTCTTTGTATTTTTCTAGAACTTTTTCTTTGTTATCAATGACGTTGTTAGACTCTATGTCACAAAGATTTGAATCGTATCGTATACCAACCGCGGCTTCCGATAGCTCAAAAGTATAATGAATAACGTCTACGCCATTACGCAAAGCAGCGGCACCAAGATGTGTCAAAAGATGTGATTTTCCTACGCCGGTCGCAGCAACGACAACGCCCAATTCGCCAGATCCCAGACCTCCATTAAGAATGTCTTTTTTATCAAGCTCAGGAAGACCAGTACTGATTGCATTACGTTGAAGACGAGTAAATCTGCTTTCATAATCGACGAAAAAATCATGTCCTAGTTGAGGCGCAGTTCCGACCATTACGGCCTTTTTGATGCCTTCAACGATTGATTCATATCTTTCCGCCTGCATCTGATCAATTGCAACTTCAAAAGCAGCTTTAAGAGCCTGCTTTTTACAAAAATCAAGAACTTTCTCCTTAACATGTTGTAGGTCACCAGGATCAGGATTGCTTCGGATTCTTTGCAGATAATCAACTATCTGATCTCTAATAACAACATCAGTTCCTGTCTTTAGTTCATCACGAATTATCGTGACCAACAATTGCATTGTTGGATAAACCTTGTACTTTTTAGCGTACGTAAAATACTGCTGAGCAAGAAATTGCAGATACTTTGGTTCAAGATATGAAACTTCAAATACCTCCATTGTTTGCTCTGCGAACGACTTATCAAACAACAACGCTTGCAGAATTTTTTCTTGAAAGTACTTTCCAGACGATCCAAAAGAAGCTTTAGTCGTAACAGCGATCTGATTATCAGACATTAATTTTTTGTGTCCTGTTTAGGTTGTTAATGCATGAAAATGCATAAAAAAATTCTTCAGTATTGAAGTCATTAATACCCTCTTTTATAAGATTTTTTATTAGTCCCATTCTATTCACTATTGGCTCAAATGTATTCACCGAATGATCGATTTTAGAAGACTGAGAATGTGACAACATAGAACCATCAAGGTAAACCAGCTTCCAATTTCGTTTAAGAACATCTTTGTTTTCCACTACTCTTTTATAGAGTGCACTTTCGTCAGCATGTGCTTCACAATAACTGATCAAGTCTTCCAAAAGAATGTCGTCTTCAAGTGACAAAAATGGCAAAACTCGTGCCGCTGTTTTGAAACCAAATCCTTTTATTCCTGGTATATTGTCCCCGGGATCGCCACACAATGCTTTCGCCAAAGCAAAGTTTTTTGGCTGAACACGAAAATCATGCAATACATTTTCTGACGTTACGTATGCTTTTTTGTGCAAACTATATATGAGCGTATTTTCGTCCAACAATTGATACATGTCTTTGTCAGATGACGCAATTACTTTTTTTGATGACTTGAACAACTGCCTTGAAAGGTATGCAATAACATCATCACCTTCACAATCAGAAACATACAACTGACATACCGGTACACATTTCAGCATTGACAACAACTGAATTATTTGATGTTTTTTATTTTCATCAGAATCTGGTATGTCATCTGCGTAAAAACGATTCATACGCTCTGGTTGACGACCGAGTTTGTATTCAGAATATAGTGAACGTCTTTTTCTAGACCCACCACCTTCCCAGGCGATATAAATACTGCCAGGCGACATCTCATTTGTAAGACGTCTAAGAGTTTTTAGAAACCCTATGCACCCTCCCATTTGATATCCGTGAGTACTCATCTGGGGATATGCGGCGTAACTTCGAACGAACAAATTCATTGCATCAATAATCAATATCGGTTTTTGCAATTGATCGTTCATAACATGTTCCTTTGACATTCTTCTATTGTACAAAAAGACATTGGGCATTGATCAAGTCAATGCCCAATTGTCATTCTTCGTTGTTTACTACCTAACGTACCAGTCGACCCAAACCCTCCACTACCTCTTGCTGTTTCAGACAGTTCTGGTGTATCCATGAAGGCCGCTCGATAAACTTTCGAAAATACAAGTTGAGCTATTCTGTCTCCTTTTTTGATAATAAACGGAGACGGTCCGGAGTTAGCAAGAATGACTTTCACCTCACCTCGATAATCAGAGTCAATAGTCCCAGGTGCATTCAAAACAAATACACCACTTTTAGCAGCAAGACCTGATCTAGATCGTACTTGCGCTTCGAAGCCTTCAGGAATTTCCAAACACATTCCTGAACAAATGATTCGAAATTCGTTTTGTGGAATTTCACCGTTATGATCAGCAAAAACATCACAACCAGCTGAACCGGCAGTTTGATAAATTGGCTTTCTTCCTGTGCAAGAGACAGTTATTACGTCAGTCATTCTGAATCTCCTTCGTCTGATTCGACTTCGTCTTCAGTAGGTGAATCACCTTCCGAATTTGATGCTGATTCACCTGATGAAACAATGGTGTATGCTGCATCAATGATCTTATCAATCCAAGGTTTGAACTCTGGATCTTTTCTCAAAGTTCCAAATTCTGATTTATAGAACTTCTTTTCTAGAAAGATCTCTCCCGTTTCAGAATCTGAAACTTTGAATTCTTTCCAGGCAGTTGTTCCATCGATTGAAACATCGACTTTTGAAGCATTTCCCTTAGAGTCTTTATAATCTGTTGTAACTTTATTGGCTGCACAATAAGCTCTTACAACATCAAAGACAAATTCATCTTCGACAATTCCTTTTCCAAAGATGATGTCAAAAAAGTATTTTCGAAAAGGTGGCGAGACTTTGTTCTTTTTGGTAGTCATAATAACATGAATACCAATGACGTTTCCTTTTTTATCTTTAACTTGAGTTCCAGACGTTAGTCTGATTCTCAATGTTGCATGATAAGGAATGGCTTTCCCGCCTGGTGTGATATCGGGGTCTCCATGTGTAACACCAATTGCTGTTCGAAGTTGATTTAGACACAACAACGTTACGTTATTTTTCCCAATCACGCCAGTCAATTTTCTCATGCCTTTACTGATTACACGAGCCTGTAGACCGACAGTATTTTGATCGTATTCGCCTTCTAGTTCAGCCTTAGGCGATGATGCCGCAACAGAATCCCATATTACAAGAATAGGGATTTTCTTATCGACAATTTGTTTCGCTTTAAGAACAGTACTTTCAATGATTGAAAAAACTTCTTCCGTGCAGTGAGTATCACAATAAACAAATTTCTTTGCTACGTTAATACCCATGTCTCGTAGTTTTTCAATCGGTGTTGCATTTTCCGTATCGATATAAACTACTAGTCCACCCATTGCTTGAGTGACAGCAGCGGCATGATACGCCAAATGCGATTTTCCAATCGATGGAGGCCCAGAAATTTCGATTACACGGCCTTCAGGATATCCTCCACCCGCAGAGTTTCTTATGGCATAGTTCATCTGGACTGAACCAGTGTCAAGCCATCTTTTGACTATTGTAGGTGCCTCGTCGACGCTCAAATTATATGCTACACGTTGTCCAAATTCTTTGTTCAAATCACGAATCAAAGTCTTCGTAAAGTCATCCATAGATTCGTCTTCTTCAGATGACTTTACGACCTTTTTAGAATTTTTACCAACGGCAGCAACTTCTGGAGTTGCTTTAACCATTTATTCCTCACTCTGCAAGTGGATCTTCCATCAAATCTTCAAACGCTTCATCAAGCGATTGCTTTTTTGGTGCAACAGGTGCATCATCGATATCAACGACTTTCTTTGCCTTTGCCTTCGCTGGGACTTTTTGTTCCTCAACGACAGGTGCTGGTGATGCAGTCTTTTTCACTTCATTAACAAGTGAATCAAGAGCGCTAACACCCGATGGAGCACCTCGAGCAGTTCCTTCATCGGAAGATGAAGATTCACCACCAGAAAGCCAAGTGTTAAGAATGGCTTCGATCTCTTCCTTCGTCTTCAAGCGATACATGTCATCGATATTAGGAACTGATTCAAGTAGTTCCTGAATCTTCTTGGGATCTTCGTGCAACGGCTTTTTTGCCTTCAGGTCACACGTTGTGTCTGGGTGTTGCTTTCCGGGTTGCTGAGTAATCGTAACTTTGATCTCATGTCCCTCAAGAGGATCAAGAAAATCTCCACCGTCCTCATCAACAAAGAAGCTTAGCAATCTTCCGTAGACTAGTTTGCCAAAACTCCAAACTTGGACACCCTTGTCTTCTTGACCTTTAACAATAACGGGAGCATATGCCCTCATTTTTGCATGGAGCTCTTTCGCCATGGCACGATCTTCTGACTTGCCAGACGAATACAACTTATGAATAAGATCTGCAACTGGGTCAGGCTTACCAAACTGTTTTGGTGCCAGAAAACCAGGAATCTTGTCCAAGTAGTAAAACCACTTCTCTGCGAAGGGCTGCCCGTCAGGGGAGTTTTTCCATGGAAGGCAGCGAATTCGATATTCGCCTGGTGTTGGCTTCCAGAGTTGGATGTTTGAAGACTTTTTACCGTTCCCGTTGAGTTCGGCCATACGCTTACGAATTGCTGCTAGATCGATTGCCATTTTCCTATATTCTCCTATTACTTCAGTCCGATGTTCGAACATGGTTACATTATGCAACCAGTTCTTATACTACAATTTCCGTTTAGATAAGTTCAAAACAATTTTACTCGATTGAACTTTAAAGTTACTTCTTCTTTTTATTCCGAGAGTTCTTTTTTCTGCCAAGTTTGTCTGGTGACATACCAAGCGGAGCAGTGTAACCTGCAATCGCACCAACTGCTGAAAATTCTTTGACATCATGTGCGTCAGTTTCATTTTCATCACTGCTTAGTTCTTCGGGATCCATAAGTTGATTTGGAACACGAGCATCTTTAACGGATTCAAAAACCAGTTTTAGATAGCTAACAAGCAGCTTAGTACTCATGTTTATAAGTATCTATGATCACTTAAATTCATCACTTTTCTCTTGACGAGTGCTAATATAATCTGCCGTCATGACAATATGAGCAAGCAAGGGCTCCTTCAAACAATAAGGTTTATTTTCATCAACAACAAACCCGTCATTTAGTTGAATCGCAAGTGTTTCATTTTGTGTCAATTTCAATCCGTAATAATTGCACAAAAATATGCCTCTCAGGGGAACAGTCATGTATTGCATATTTTTGTTATACGTATACATCTCACCACGCTTCACCTGCCAGTCATCGGCCGGGATGTAATAATCATTTTCATGATCTCCTACTTTTCCAAGGTCGTGAAAAAGACACCCGATGATAAGTGACTCCTTTGGAACTTTCCATTCAAAGGCCCTTGACAGGATTACTGCATTTTGCAACACTCGAAGTGAA